CGTTCGGCATGGGCCTGGGCATCAACACCGGTCGAGTCGTGGTCGGAAACATGGGGTCGGTCCAGCGGTTCGACTACACCTGCCTGGGAGACTCCGTCAACCTCGCCAGTCGGCTGGAGGGCCAGTCCAAGCCGTACGGAGTGGCGATGGTGATCGGCCCGCAGACTCAGAGTCTCGTCTGCGACGAGTACGCGACTCTTCAGCTGGACCGCATCGCCGTCAAGGGTAAGCGAGAGGGAGTCGACGTCTACACCGTCCTCGGCCGCTACGACGACCTCCACGGTACGACGGACTACGCCCTTCTGGAGCGCGCTCACGAGAAGATGCTGGAGCTGTACTGGGCTCGCTCGTTCGAGACGGCCGCGCGGTTCTGTCGAGACTGCACCGGGCTGCTCGGCGGGCGAATGGACGAGTACTACCGGCGAATGGCCGAGCGGTGCGACGAGTACTCGAGAGACCCGCCGGGCGCCGACTGGGACGGCGTCTACAGAGCCACCAGCAAGTAGTCAGCGAGTCCAGAGGAAGGCGATCATGCCCAGGGCGGGAGCCAGCAGGATCGCTCCGACGGCGATCCCCAGCCCCCAGGCGGCCAGAACGTCCGCGGCCGTGTAGAGCCGGTCTCCGACCTGCCTACTCAGGAGCCGACAGTCTTCCGGACTCACTTCGAACCTCTCGCATCATGAGCACGATGTTTATCTTCTGGTTCAGGCGTATCAGGTCGTTGTCGAGCATTCGTATACGGTCGATCAGCGCGATCAGGACCGTGTTGGCCTCGCTGAGTACCGGCTTGACCTCCTGCGTCGCCCACTTCCAGACGTAGAACACGAAGTACCCCATGCCGCCGGCAGCGACGATGGGAAACCCATACTTGTTTATGAGACCGACTACCTCCTCCATGACTCAGTCCTTTCTGGCGTCGTCCTTGCCGTCGGCTCGAGAGATGCGATCGATGTCCGGCTTCACGCCCAGGGCGGACGATACCAGAGTGTCGATGCGTATGATGTCGTGGTTCATGGTCTTGATTCGATTGTCCAGAGCAGTGATGATTCCGCTCAGTCCGCGGATCGAGCCCTTGACGCCTTCTAGAATGAACTTCAGAGTGAGAAAGACGAAGTATCCGGCGGCCACAGCGGCTGCGATCGGAAAACCAACCTCGGCGACTAGCTTAAAGAATGCGTCCAACGCGCCCTCTCTGCGATGCTACCATACCGAGAGAGTCACTCTGCTTATTTATCGTAATACGAGCGGTCTCTCGAGAACGCGTTAGAGTATGGAATCGGCCGAGACGGAGGAGATCTAAGTTGACAAGAAGCTGTACGGAGTGTATAATGTGTATATGGCTATGGTAATCATAAAGATGCGCTCTCCGGCTCTCTTCGGCCGCGGCTGGGACGAGGAGACCTTCACTGGCGAGGTCGTGCCGAACTTTAAGTGGCTGTCGGACGCTCGAGTGTGCCTCACCACCGGAAATCCGAGCTTTCCCGTACGAGTGCTGGAGAAGCGGTGGATCACTAGTGTAGACGGTGTAGAGACGTCTCCGCCGCCTCCGAAGCGCGCTGGAGTGCGCCGAGTCTCCGGGTCTCGAGGAGACGTGTATACTGTGTCGACTGACGAAGAAGGTGTGGCGACCTGCACCTGCAAGGGGTTTGTGTATCGACGAAATTGCCGACATGTGTCGGAGTGTGGCGATGCGCAGCGCTGAGAAGTACGTATACGCGTGGATATACCGCCCCTCGCGGTGCGACTGGGTGCGCGCCTACGTCACTCTGAGAGAGGCTCTGATCATGCAGCAGCCCGGGCTGGTACCTCCGCCCGGGCACACTAAGTCTAACGAGGGCGTGTAGTTCAATGGCAGAACGCGGTGCTCATAACGCTGTTGTCGGGGGTTCGATTCCCTCCGCGCCCACCACCATTCGTCGATGGGGCTATGCGTCGCCAGTCGACTCCGCGTAGTCGAGTTGGTCGAGCAGGTCCTCGATCGCTGCGGACTCCGTCGGACCGTAGCCGATCGGGTCGCCTCCCTCGTAGTCCGTGGTGTACGCCGCCCAGTCGTAGTCGCGAGTCGGGACGGGCGGGTTCTGGTAACTAGTGACGATCTTGTGTCGCATGTGTTAGTTCCCCTTCTTGCAGCAGGTGACCAGAGCGAGTTCCTTCCAACCCTTCGGACTGACTGCCATCAGGTCGGCCAACTTGACGACCATGCGGAGGCTGAGTTCGCGGAGGCGAGTGTGGTTTGTGTCGAGGAACTCGAGGAGTTCGGTACGCTGAGCGGGAGTCGTGTCGCTGTCGTCCAGCATCCCGTCGGCGACCACCTGGCGGATGCGCGCGAGGTACTCAGCGGGAGTCTTGAGTGCCAGGTCGACGTAGTGACTGCGGCTGATCATCGCCTCGAAGTGTGGAGCGAGGCGGCCGCCCTTGGCGACGACCGAGTCGAAGTCGTAGTTGGTCAGGAACACGACCGAACCCTTGAACTCGAAGGAGCGGGGGAGACGGTCGCCACCCTCGTCCTCCATCCGAGTCTCCGCCAGCCACGACAGGCGGCGGGCGCGAGTCGAGTCGCAGGCGGCCTTGAGAATGTTCAGACTGACGTCGTCGAAGAAGATCGAGTCGGCGTCGTCGAACACCACGACGTGTCCGGCCTCGCGGTGTTCGTACAGAGTCTTGTAAAGGCCGGTGGGACGGACGAAACCCTTCACCACGGCGTACCGCGACTCGTCGAGGTCGGCCAGGGACTGCAGGACGCCGTGGGACTTGCCGACGCCGGGGGGACCGGAGACGATGACCGCCCGGTTCTTACCTTCGACCGTGGCGTCGACCATGCGGTCCATGACGCGGAACCGAGCGGCGACGCGTTCGGACGTCTCCTCCGGAGTCTCGACCGGAGCAGCTGCGGCAGCAGCGGCGACTCCCTTGAGGCGCCACTGGCCGCGACCCTCGCTGACGTGCTGCTTGAAGAACCAGTGCGGACGCGGCAGACCGAGTTCGACGGCGGCAGAGAAGACCTGCGCGTTGGATACGACGGCACCCTGGCCGTAGCGAGTGGCGAGGTGCGAGAGGAGTGTCTGTTCAGTCACGTTTTCGTTTCCATTTCCGTTTCTCATAGTCATAGTATACGCCACGGCCACGGCCATTGTATATAGAAAACTTTAGCAATTTTATGACTTTGTCGAGCTCATCTATGAAACAAAATTACTCAAGTTTTCCATATACAATGGCCGCGGCCGTGGCGTATACTAGCAATATGGAAACGAACAACGGAACTGCAATGACTGCCTTCACGCCGACCCAGCGCGCCGCCACTCGCGCGATTCGCAATGCCCTCGGAACTCACGTCGACTCCTGCGCTTCGAAGCAGAACGGCAACGTCATCGTTCGCCGGACCTTCTTCTATCGCCACGGCGTCGACGCAGCGATGTTTCGAGACCACGTGGTCGGATGCCTGACCAAGGCCGACGTCAAGGCCACCGTGATCGACTTCGGTGAACACTGGGCGCCGTTCAATGGCGGGGCGCGCATCTCTCGAGACAGCCACTGGTGGGTCGAACTGAAGCCGGCCGCCTAAAAGCAACAAAATTTCTCAAAAAGTCGGTTGACAATCCGACTCGGCTGTCGTATACTAGCAATATGGAAACGATCAAGGGAACGGCAATGAAACGGTCTTCTTCCTATGAGTTCACCGTCAGCACCGCCGATCATAAGAGCATCGACATTCTTCGTCGATATGCCCGAGCGACCAACATTCTTCGAAGCGGCACCGACGACGATCGGCGCCTTCGAGTGAAGGTCCGCCCCCGCCTGGGACGGAACAATCCCAATGCCCACCTCTATGCCAAAGGCGGCCCGCTCTACCGCTGGAGCAGCATGAACATTCGCAAGGAGCACGGCACGCGGTTCGACGTCTACCTCTATGATGAGATCGATTGGACCAAGCGCCTCGCTCGCCGGGCTGCTGCTGAAGCCGCCACTGCCACCGTCTCGGTCAAGAAGCCGGCTCTCATCGTCGATCCGGCCTTCTAAAAAAGTCGGTTGACAATCCAACTCGCCAATGGTATATTGGCAATATGGAAACGATCAAGGAAGCAAACGTGACCACGCAGACTGCTCTCAAGGACGTCCTCGAGTTCGTCGCGACTCGCGCCGGCACTCACGACCTGAACGCCATCGTCGACATCCTCAAGATGCGGCGCAACGCGCTCTCGTACCAGGCCCTGGCGAAGTTCCGCCGCGGCGACCGAGTGGCCTTCAAGGGTCGGTCCGGCCAGACGATCTCTGGTACGGTCGAGCGCGTCATGCAGAAGAACGTTCGCGTCAAGTCGGACGGCGGCGGGACGTGGCGCGTTCCGGCCCACATGCTGTCGGCCGCCTGAGCCACAAAAAAGTCGGTTGACATCCAAACCAAACTGTCGTAGATTGAACCATACCAACCACCAATCAGGAGTACCGCATATGACTACCACCACCACCCCCGTCGTCATGAACGAGTTCGGCTTCGTCCTCAAGCAGCCGAAGAAGGCTGCTGCCAAGGCTCCGAAGGCCGCTAAGGCGCCTAAGGCTCCGAAGGCCGCCAAGGCTCCGAAGGCTCCTCGCGTGACCAAGATGACTCGCGCGATCGACGTCTTCCGCGCCAACAAGGCGCTCCCGCTCAAGGACGTCCAGGCCAAGATCGCGGCCGAGCTCGGCGTCGCCTTCGAGCGTGCGTACGGGTACGTCCGCACCATCGTCAACCAGAAGCTGGCTGACTGATGGGCTGTTAATTCGGGGCGGGTTTCTGCTCGTCCCGAATTAGCAATAAAATTGCCCAAACACCGGTTGACATTCCAACTCGCCAATGGTATATTAGCAATATGGAAACGATCAAGGGTATCGCGATGACCATCGTTCCGTCGGTGAATTTCACGTATACCGCGAAGAAGAAATGTCTGGTTACGGAAGAGTCGAGCCTCAAGCCGTATTTTCCGTACGGTACGCCCGGAGAGTTCAGCATTCAATCGATACGTACTGGCCGAGTTGAGTCGTTCTATTTCGGCGGGTACATTCGTACGAATGATCTGGACGATGAGATCGTGGCCACGGTATACGTACCGCGATCGCCCAATCTTCGAGCGCTGGGTCTAAAAGTTCACATCGTTAACACCTAAAAAGAGCTGTTGACAATACAGCCAAACTGTCGTAGAATGTAAATCTAACGTCGTCAATCACCAACTCAAGGAGTTCGTCATGAAGGTGCTCACCACTGTTAAGGAAGTCGAGAACGAGGGTCTGATGTCGCTCATCGGCGAGCGCGTCACGCTGTTCTGCGGCGTCTACATCTATACCGGCAAGCTCATCGGCGTCAACGACTCGTGCGTGAAGCTCGAGGACGCGGGCGTCGTGTTCGAGACCGGTGCGTTCAACACCAAGGACTGGAAGGACTGCCAGAAGCTTCCGAACGGCTGGTACGTTCAGACCTCCGCGATCGAGTCGTTCGGCGTCCTGAAGTAGTCGGAGCCGGGCTCGTCGATCGCCGGCGGGCCCGCTTCTCACTGCTCTCACGGAGGCTCAAGTGATCACTAAGCGTACCAGGTGTCGTCGCCGGACTGGGTCTGGATCTGAGTCTTGGTCTTGGTCTCGGTCTGGGTCTCAGTCTCGGTCTCGGTCTTGGTCTTGGTCTGGGTCTCGGTCTCGGTCTGGGTCTTGGTCTCGGTCTGGAAGTACCCCATGATCGCTAAGCGTTCCAAGTGGCGTCACCGGTCTGGGTCTGGGTCTCGGTCTCGGTCTCTGTCTTGGTCTGGGTCTCAGTCTTGGTCTTGGTCTCGGTCTCGGTCTTGGTCTTGGTCTGGGTCTCGGTCTCGGTCTTGGTCTCTGTCTGGGTCTGGGTCTGAGTCTTGGTCTGGGTCTGAGTCTCAGTCTTGGTCTGGGTCTCGGTCTGAGTCTGGAAGTACCTCATGATCACTAAGCGTTCCAGGTGGCGTCGCTTGCCTTGGTCTCGGTCTCGGGCTGAGTCTGGGTCTGGGTCTGGGTCTGGGTCTCAGTCTTGGTCTGGGTCTGGGTCTCGGTCTGACTCTGGGTCTCGGTCTGAGTCTCGGTTTCTGTCTGACTCTGGGTCTCGGTCTTGGCCTGAGTCTTGGTCTGGGAGAACCTCATGATCACTAAGCGTTCCAGGTGGTGTCGGCGGTCTCGGTCTGGATCTGAGTCTTGGTCTCAGTCTTGGTCTCGGTCTGGGTCTCTGTCTGAGTCTGGGTCTGGGTCTCGGTCTTGGTCTTGGTCTGGGTCTCAGACTCGGTCTTGGTCTTGGTCTGGAAGCATCCCATGATCACTAAGCGTACCAAGTGGCGTCGCGGGTCTGGGTCTCAGTCTGGGTCTCGGTCTCGGTCTTGGTCTCAGTCTTGGTCTTGGTCTGAGTCTCGGTCTGGGTCTGAGTCTTGGTCTCAGTCTTGGTCTCAGTCTTGGTCTTGGTCTGGGTCTCGGTCTTGGTCTGGGTCTGGGTCTGGGTCTGGACGTACCCCATGATCACTAAGCGTACCAAGTGGCGTCGCGGGTCTGGGTCTTGGTCTGGGTCTCTGTCTCGGTCTTGGTCTCAGACTCGGTCTCTGTCTTGGTCTCTGTCTTGGTCTCGGTCTGGGTCTTGGTCTAGATCTGGGTCTTGGTCTTGGTCTTGGTCTTGGTCTGGGTCTCGGTCTTGGTCTGGGTCTGGGTCTGGGTCTGGACGTACCCCATGATCACTAAGCGTACCAAGTGGCGTCGCGGGTCTGGGTCTTGGTCTCGGTCTGAGTCTTGGTCTCGGTCTGAGTCTCGGTCTGGGTCTGGGTCTGGGTCTCGGTCTTGGTCTTGGTCTCTGTCTGGAAGTTCCTCATGATCACTAAGCGTACCAGATGGCGTCGCCGGTCTGGGTCTCGGTCTGGGTCTGAGTCTGGGTTTGGGTCTTGGTCTCGGTCTCTGTCTGGGTCTTGGTCTCTGTCTTGGTCTCTGTCTTGGTCTGAGTCTTGGTCTGGGTCTGGGTCTGGGTCTCGGTCTTGGTCTGGATCTGGGTCTCGGTCTCGGTCTTGGTCTCAGTCTGGGTCTGGAGGTTCCCAGTGATCACTAAGCGTTCCAAGTGGCGTCGCCGGTCTGGGTCTGGGTCTCAGTCTCTGTTCTGGGTCTTGGTCTGGGTCTGAGTCTGGGTCTGAGTCTTGGTCTCAGTCTTGGTCTCAGTCTCATTAGCTCCGCTCAAATAAGATGTTGACATTTGAGCCGACTAGTGGTACTATCTGATTATGGATAAAACATACACGTTCTCCGACCAGCTCGTGAGCGACCTCCACAAGGATGCGTACGGATACCGCCCCAGCGAAGCGTTCTGGCTCGACTGGTCACGCGGTACGGACGACGATCGCCAGAGCATGTGGGACGACTTGCTCTGGGTAGTCGACTACGAGGTAGCGCTCGAGCGAGAAGCGAGCGAGCGTCGCGTACGCGAGTTCGAGGAAGAGGTCGCTGCCAACCTCTCGCGCGGTGCCGATACGCGTCTGATCGCCGTCTCCTGGGTTCTCGACGCGCGCGGCGCCGACTTTCTCGACTCTGCCGACGCCTACGGCGCCTGGTGGATGCGGTACGAACTCGGCCTGCCGTACGCGTACGAAGACGAGCTGGCCGCTGCGTATTGCTACATCAAGCCACGCACTCATGGAGAAGACTATGACTAACGACGCGCTCATCTTCATCGTCACTCGCCAGTGCATCGCTATGCTGCTTCGTGCCGGCTTCACCGACCGCTCAACGATCGAGAAGATCGAGGCCAACCTTCAGAGCTTCTATGGAGGTTCTCAGTGATCACTAAGCGTTCCAGGTGGCGTCGCTGGTCTTGGTCTTGGTCTGGGTCTCGGTCTCGGTCTGGGTCTGGGTCTTGGTCTGGGTCTCAGTCTTGGTCTTGGTCTCAGTCTTGGTCTTGGTCTTGGTCTCGGTCTTGGTCTGGGTCTGGGTCTGGGTCTGAGTCTGGGTTTTGGTCTCGGTCTGGGTCTGGAGGTTCTCAGTGATCACTAAGCGTACCAGGGGGCGGCGTCTCTGGTCTCGGTCTTGGTCTGAGTCTGGGTCTCGGTCTTGGTCTGAGTCTTGGTCTGGATCTGAGTCTTGGTCTGGGTCTCGGTCTCGGGCTGGGTCTGGGTCTTGGGCTGAGTCTGGGTCTGGGTCTCGGTCTGAGTCTGGAAGCACCTCATGATCACTAAGCGTACCAGGTGGCGTCGCCGGTCTGGGTCTGGGTCTCGGTCTGAGTCTTGGTTTCTGTCTGAGTCTCGGTTTCTGTCTGAGTCTGGGTCTCGGTCTTGGCCTGAGTCTCGGTCTCGGTCTGGATCTGGGTCTTGGTCTCTGTCTCGGTCTGGGTCTGTGTCTTGGTCTGAGTCTCGGTCTCGGTCTTGGTCTTGGTCTGGAAGTACCCTATGATCACTAAGCGTTCCAGGTGGCGTCGCTTGTCTTGGTCTCGGTCTTGGTCTGGGTCTCTGTCTGGATCTGGATCTTGGTCTCAGTCTTGGTCTCCTCGGGCTTGGTCTTGGTCTGGGTCTCGGTCTCGGTCTGAGTCTCAGTCTCGGACTCGGGCTTGGTCTCGGGCTCGGTCTCGGTCTTGGTCTCTGTCTGGAGGTTCCCAGTGATCACCAAGCGTTCCAGGTGGCGTCGCTTGTCTTGGTCTCGGTCTTGGTCTTGGTCTCTGTCTGGGTCTGGGCCTGGGTCTCAGTCTTGGTCTGGGTCTGGGTCTCGGTCTGAGTCTCGGTTTCTGTCTGAGTCTCGGTTTCTGTCTGAGTCTGGGTCTCGGTCTTGGCCTGAGTCTCGGTCTGGAAGTACCCCATGATCACTAAGCGTTCCAGGTGGCGTCGCCGGTCTCGGTCTGAGTCTCGGTCTGGGTCTTGGTCTTGGTCTCTGTCTGGGTCTGGGTCTGGGTCTCTGTCTGGGTCTTGGACTGGATCTCGGTCTTGGTCTTGGTCTCTGTCTGGGTCTAGATCTCATTAACGCCGCTCAAATAAGTCGTTGACATTCGAGCCGACTAGTGGTACTATCTGATTATGGAAAACGTAATCAAGCTCCTCGCGATCCTCGGCCTCGGCGTTCCCGCCGGGATCGCTCTCGGTTCTCTCGTCAACAACACGATCCGCATCCTGGCGGAAGTCAGCTGAGGTCGCTATGAGCTCCACCATCGGTTCGGTCGTTCAGAGAGGCGACGTCGCGTACGTCTATGACGAGCGCGGCCGCACTCTCGTCACTCTACAGTCCGACGGACTCGTCGGCTACACGTCGTCGACCGTCAGCGTCCGGCGCGGAGACTTCGTCTTCACGCACGACTCGCGCGGCCGTCACGTCTCGACTCAGTGATCGCCATGGCCATGATGACTGAAGAAGAGGCGCAGCAGAAGTGGTGCCCACAATCACGTTCGCAGTTGCATGGCGGTGCTAATCGCAAGGATGGCGCGTTATGGAAGCTAGCTTCCATTGGTTGCATCGGTGCATGCATCGCTTCTCAGTGCATGTCTTGGCGTTGGGCCGTCGCACCTAACGTTCGCGACGATTGGAACAAGAATTTTCCAAACAACCAAGTCGAGCTACGAGGCTTCTGTGGCCTCGCCGGAAGGCCATCTGAATGACGTCCGCCACTCACCTTGAACTGATCATTTTCTACGTAGAGCGATAAATAAGCCATGAAGAACTTACTCGCAGCCGCAGCGATCGCAGTCGTCGCCTCGGCGTCGACCGTCAGCGTCCGGCGCGGAGACTTCGTCTTCACGCACGACTCGCGCGGCCGTCACGTCTCGACTCAGTGATTGCCCGCCGCCGAACCCCACACGAAAGAAAAGCATGAAGCCGATCATTATATTAATCTCTTTGTTCGTCTATTTCATCGGCCTCTGGTATTCGGCATCGATGGAGATGTGGTCTGAAAAGAGATTTTATTTTCTCATGGTTCTGAACCTCGGAATGATTGCGGCGATGCTCACTGTCATATTCTGCATAAAGTGACGCCGATGGACGAATTCATGAAGATGTTGCTCATCGGCGTGATGTTCCTTTGGTTTGTCGGTTGGTACGTATTCATCCGAACGATATTGAAAGTGATAAATAAGCCATGAAGAACTTTCTCGCCGTCACCGCGATCGCAGTCGTCGCCTCGGCGTCGACTCCGGCTCAAGCTGGCGGAGATGCTCTACCACTCATCGGAGGCCTCGTCTTCGGCACGGTTCTCGGCGCGATCGTCACCGACAGTCGTCGAGACTACTACCCGCCTCCGCCGGTCTACTACGCGCCTCCGCCTCCGCCGGTCACGTACCGTCCAGAGAGGCAGTGCGTCGCTGACTGGCACTGGGATCATTGGGGACGTCGTCACTGGTACCAGCGGTGCTACTGGGTCCACGCGCCGGTCTACGGCTATGGCTACTAAGGCTAGAGAGAAGAAGACGAAGCTTCCGGCTGGGTGCCTCATTCGCGACTACAGCATGACTGAGGTCGGCGCTCGAGTGAAGGTCCACACCATGGTCAAGAAGTACGGCTGCCACCTGGTCGACGCGCCGAAGCACGATTCGGAAAACGACGTCTGGCGGTACAGCTACGTCGATCCCAGCATACCGAACGGAGACACTCGTGACTCGCGGTGACTATACGGTCGAGGTCTATAAGACCGACAAGCGCATGCGAACCGGTGAGCGCCGAGTTCTCAAGCAAGACCACGTCGACGCCGACTTGACTCTTCTCAGAGAGACGTACTTCAGAACGTGGACTGCGAGAGACGGCTACCGAGTCGAGTTCCACGAGACGTACGTCACTCGAGTCAACCTGATGTCCGGCGTACGCTTTCGTGAACGGTACGACACGCCGTACGCGGTCTCGCCGTCGTCTGAGAGCTACTGGTCGAGTTGACATATTTAATACCATATGATATTATAAAATTATGGGAGCGCGATATGATCAATAAGCGAATCAAGTGGCTTTTGTTTCTCGGTCGTACTCAGAGAACCTATTCTCGAAGTGGTTGTGGCAATGGCATTAGCAAATCAACGTCTGGTGCAGGTTTTCGTGATCAGGCTTGGTCTAGATTAAAATCTCGCAGCGGATGTTATAGCAGGTCACAATCTTATTGAGGCAGTATGATGATCTATACAGCACGATCACTTCGTCTTGTTAATGACGGAACTCAATATCGAATTGTTACTGCGCTTGAAAACGGATCAGCTCTATGCATAGAGCTCTCTAAGAGTACGGTGCTATCACTAGCTCGTGATGCTGTTGACATAGCATTATCTGATGCATTTATTGGAGAAAAGCAAAATGACTAACGCGTGGGGCCCGCTGGGTAGTCCGACGAGAGAGCGAGTCGCTGAGTGGCGCGCTCTTCCGTACGGTAAGTTTAGACTCCTCAGTAGAGCCGCTAAGAAGTCGCCACTCAAGACTTTCGTCGTCACCGTCACGATGTCGACTACCACGTCCTCTACGGCGACGCTCGAGGTCGCGTCTACGGACAAGCTGATGCTGACTCGCGACTTCGAGTCCGTCGCTAAGTTGTCTGAGCTGACTTTCGGTCCCGAGACTACGTCGTCGCCGCGCGTCTCGTACAGATGGGTCGAGAAGCGTGCGTAGCCGATCGCGCACGGTCGGTGCTCTAGCTGCGATTGCTGTAGCGATCCTCTCTGCGACTAGCGACGTTCGAGCTGAGAGAGTCGACGTCGCGATAGTCTTAGCGATCGATGAGTCCGGATCGGTGAGCGACGACAACTGGATACTTCAGAGAGACGGCCTAGCATCCGCTCTGGAGTCAGTCGAGTTCTACAACAGCATCAGGAGCGGCTATCACGGACGCACGACCGTCTCGGTAGTGACTTGGTCGACAACGACGCACGTATCGGTCCCATGGACTCTCGCGTCGAGTCGCAGCGACCTTCGAGCACTGGCCGATCGTATACGATCCATGAGGCGAGTGTCGAACGGAATGACGTGCATCGCTCGAGCGCTCAAGTTCTCTCGAGAGTACCTAGTATCTAGTGGCTGGCCGCGCGTGGCTGAAAGAATGATCATAGACGTATCCGGAGACGGAAGCGAGAACTGCAACGACGCTAAGTCAGATGCGATTCTGGAGACCGAACGAAGCATAGCGAACTCGATGGACGTAACCATCAACGGTCTTCCCATCTTGGCGAGCGAGGCCGACGTCGACGTCTGGTACGAGAAGAACCTCATCGTCGGTCCAAGCTCGTTTAGTCTAGTCGTCGAAGGCTTCGCTGACTTCGAGCGAGCCATGAAGATCAAACTGGTGAGAGAGGTGTCTCAGCGATGAACCGGTTCGTACTGCACGAAGACCCAGTCGCCGCAGCGCAGATGCACTGCGACAAGCACGTGGTCAAGATGATCCTCGAGGAGGCGCAGATGCTGTCGACCGCGCACCGTCTGATCGACTCGTTCGTGGGGCGTACGTACGTGCCCGAGGGAAAGACGCGGCGCCGCACCGAGTACTACTTCGATCCCGGCGACGATCGTGAGTCCCTGCTCTACCGAGTGACTCACGCGAACCACCCGTGCTCGGCCTGGGCTCGAGTCGGCGGCGAGAACTACGACTGGGCGTGGCGCCTGCTGAGCGCTCTCTGCGACGAGTACACGTACAGGTACGGCAGAGTGCACCGCGTTCGCGAGAGCGGGCTCGAGCGAGCGCTGAGAGCTCGTCCTCGAAGGATGGCCGAGCGCGCTCTCACCGCTCACCCGACGTGCATGCCCGACGAGTACAAGACGAGCGACGTCGTCGAGAGCTATCGCAACTTCTATCGAGTGTCGAAGAGCCGCTTCGCCGTCTGGGCGCGCGGTCGAGCGGCGCCGGACTGGTACGCGCGTGAACTTACCGACGCCTGAGCAGTTCATCGACGACCTCGCTAGAGAGGCCGACTCGCCGTGGTACCTTCGGCGCGTTCCGCTTGTCGTCTTAGACCTATACGCTAAGTCGATCCTGTTCCACCTGGCCGTATGGACTCTGGTGGAGTCGCTCCTGCGTAAGACTCCGTCTCTACCGAGCACTCTCGGCTTCCTAGCGGCCGTAGTCCTCGCCGACAGAAGCTTCTGGAGAACGGTCGACGACTTTCTCGACCATCACGGAGTATAAATACAACGCATGCCGACATACACGTTCATCGACACGAAGACCGGCGAGAGCACCACGACTCTCATGACCATCGCGCAGATGGAGGCCCACCTGAGAGAGAACTCTCACGTAAGGCTTAGAGTCGGTTCTCCGCGCATCGTCAGCGGTGTGGCTTCTAAGAGAAACAAACCAGACGACTCGTTTCGTGACATCCTTCGCAGCATCAAGCGAAGGCATCGTGGGAGTACCATAAACACGTTCTGAGAAGGGAGCTCCATGACTCTGAGCATCTCCGTCGATAGCGATGCGTTCTTTGAGAGAGCGAGCCTGACGAAGAGAGAGAGGCGAGCGATGAAGCGAGCCGAGTCTCTGAGGCCGCCGACTCTGAATCGAATAGAACCAAAGACGGAGAACCAGCGAAGAGTCTTCGAGTCGTACGCCGCCGGTCAGAACCTGATACTCCACGGAGTGGCTGGGACCGGTAAGACGTTCCTGTCTCTGTACCTCGCTCTCGAGGCTGCGATCGCCGGAAGAGAGCCTAAGCCGGTGGTGGTGATGCGAAGCGTGGTTCCGACGCGAGACATGGGGTTCCTTCCCGGCGGCGTGGCTGAGAAGGCTGCGGTCTACGAGCTTCCGTACTCGGCGATACTCAAGCAGCTCACCGGTAAGACCGACGCGTACGACCGACTCAAGACTCTTGGATACGTTCAGTTCTCCACGACGTCCTTCGTTCGAGGACTGACCTTCAGAGACAACACCGTCGTAGTCGACGAGTGTCAGAACATGACGTTTCACGAGCTCGACAGCATCATAACTCGAATGGGGGACGGATGCCGCGTCATATTCTCGGGAGACTTCAGGCAGTCAGACTTGTGGCGAGACGACGAGCGCAACGGCCTTCAGAAGTTCATGCGCATCTGCTCGAAGATGACGTCCTTCACTCGAGTGGAGTTCACGAAGGACGACATCGTTCGGTCGGACCTCGTGAGGGACTATATAGTAGCGAAGCTGGAGGAGGGCGTCGTCTAGATGGCGAGGACACTGAGTGAGCTCGAGGCGGACCTCGAGTACTACGAGCGCGAGGCCGAGAACTTTCGCAACGACGGCTGGGTGCGCGAGGGATTCATGAGGAGAGTGAGAGAGATTCGAGATGAGATCGAGCATGAGATTTCCGGACCGTCGCGTAGTGCTGTCTGAGGCGACGGCGACTACCACAGAGACTGGTCGAACTTATGGAGTACCGGGAAGCTTCGGAGCGCCGGTGACCGGATGGTACCACTACCCGTCGATAACTACGATCCTGGGCAACGATCCCAGCAAGCGAAGGGCCCTGGCCGCTTGGCGGGAGCGAGTCGGAGCCGAGGTCGCAGACGATAGGTCGAGGCGCGCGTCCAGTCGAGGCACCGCGGTGCACTCGCTCATGGAGAAGTACGTACTCGGCGAGGACGTCGAAGTGCCGACCAGCTGGGTCCGAGCTACGGCCTTTCGCAACCTCTCGGCCACTCTCGACGCGAACCTAGAGGAAGTCTACGGCGTCGAGTGCGCGCTCTACTCGCACCTCCTCGAGGCGGCCGGTCGGTGCGACCTCGTCGGCAAGTGGGCCGGACGTCGAGCAGTGATAGACTTTAAGACGGCCGACCACGAGAAGGACGAGGACGACATCGTCGACTACTTTCTTCAGACGACTGCGTACGCCGTCATGTTCGAGGAGCGGACTGGAATACGAATACCCGGAGTCGTGGTCGTCATAGCGTGCGACTCCGGAGCGACGCAAGTCTTCATGAGAAGCGCGAGTAAGTACTACGCAAGAATGATCGAGGCAGTAGAGACGAGGAGACCGAGATGAAGTGGATCGCACTGATGGCGGCTGCAGCCAGCCTCCTCGCGAGCTACAGCGCGTTTGGACAGGCGCCAGTCGACTTTCCAGTCCTGTGTGGAGACGCCGAGAAGATGACGAACTCAGTCTTTGGCGAAAAGTACCGAGAGGTACCGTTCGCTAAGTGGGACGTCAATGAGGACGCCGGCGTCAGGGGCCTCGTCACGGTCAATCACGAGACGGGCACGGTGACAGTGTTTCTAATAAAAGATGGCGCGGCCTGCATGCTGACGAGCGGAAAGAACCTCAGAGTCTATGAGAAGAAGCTTCCGACCACGAGAAACTAGCCGTTGACTTCGTAGCTAAGCCGTGGTATATATAACTAGTCATCGTTGATGCGACATGCATCTTCTTCTGGACGCGGGTGCGAGTCCCGCCCGGTCCACCAAAAGAGCCTCCGCTGGGGACTCTTCTGATGGGCCGGTAGACAGGATCGACAGGGGAGTGAGTGTCTCGGAGGTGGCGGTGTGGTCGCCTTATAGACCGATACTATAGGTGCCAACGATAACGGTACTCTTGCTCTAGCCGCTTAGGCTGAGCCGGGCTTTCTGCGGAGTGTGCCTCGGAACAGAAACACTCCGCTCCACTCAAGGAGAATGAGATGATCAGGAGAATATCTTGGGCACTCGCTTCTTTGGTAACAGTAACTCTAGGTGACGTGATCTTTGGGCCTCTCGAGGCCTCGCCGCTCGTGATGCCGGCTCCGATAATTCCGGTCGACGTCGTAGAGCTTCCACGCGCGCCGAGCTCGCGAGAGCGAGAGTGCATGGCACGCGTCATCTATCACGAGGCTCGAGGAGAGACGTTTCGAGGAAAGATCGCTGTCGGCATGACGGTCATCAATCGAATGAACGACGAGAGGTTTCCGGACGACGTCTGCTCAGTCGTGTATCAGAAGTCTGGCGGAAGGTGCCAGTACACGTGGGCGTGCGACAGGAACCTCAAGAGAGTGAGAGTCGAGCCTAAGCAGTGGGAGGACAGCATGCGTATGGCCGACCTCATACTGCTAGACAGCGTGGTCGATCCTACGCGAGGAGCCACGCACTTTCACATCAAGACGATAAAGACACAGTACCGCAAGTACTATAAGCAAGTCAGCGTGATAGACAACCATGTGTTCTACAGGAGGTGAGCGTGAGTAAGTTCTTCGACGGACTGGGCAACGACAAGAAGCTCAGCGTCATAGCTGGGCCGTGCGTGTTCGAGGGAACGCAGCACGCGGTCGACCACGCCGGGCACGTTCGAGAAGTGTGCGAGCGGTACGGCGTGAACTACATCTATAAGACGTCGTTCGACAAGGCCAACCGAACTCACGCCAAGGCGTACCGCGGTCCGGGAATCGACGAGGCTGTATACGGGTTCGCCGACGTGCGCGCGGCCACCGGCGTCGAGATACTCACGGACGTTCACGAGTCGTGGCACTGCGAGGTGATCCCAGCCGACGTCCTGCAGGTGCCGGCGTTCCTCTGTCGCCAGACCGACCTGCTTCGGTCGGCCGCGGAGTCCGGTAAGCCGGTGAACGTAAAGAAGGGACAGTTCCTATCGCCGAACGAGACCAGATGGATCGCGGATAAGCTCGAGGAGTACGGGTGCGACCGCCACATGCTCACCGAGAGAGGCACGACGTTCGGGTACAACAACCTCGTCGTCGACATGCGGAGCCTAGCCGTCATGAGGTCGTGGTCTCGCGTGGTCTTCGACTGCACGCACAGCGTTCAGTTTCCAGGCGGCGGCGGCGGTAAGTCGAGCGGCGACAGAGAGTACGCGCCGATCCTCGCGCGCGCGGCCGTGGCCGTAGGCGTCGCTGCCGTGTTCATGGAGGTGCACGCTACTCCAGAGACCGCACCCAGCGACGGAGCGAACATGATCAGATTGTCGAACTTCAGGAATGTCGTTGACAACCTCCTCGAGATAGATTATATTGTAAAGAGTAAGATTGACTTTAGGAGTGCGACTGAGTGAAGCAGGGAAAGATCTGGGGAACGACCGAGGCACTGGAAACGAATCCTCTAGTCGAGTTCCATCGCATCGTCGTTCGAGCGAACCATCGGTGCAGCGTTCACCGGCACCACTACAAGTGGAACGGCTTCTTCGTCGAGTCCGGAGAGCTTAAGATCGTCGTCTACCGTGAGAACGAGGTGAACGACGTGACGATCCTTCGAGCCGGCGAGTACACGGCCGTTGCTCCAGGCCTCTATCACTGCTTCGTGTCGACGAAGGACACCGTCGCGTTCGAGGTGTACTGGCCTCAGCCGATGGGAGACGAGGACATCGAGCGCCTCGACCAGGGTGGTCCGGTAGAGAGTGACGTCCCGTGACGGTATCTCCAGAGCTTAAGATACTCGGGCAGGATCGCTTCTGCCAGCTCGTCGACTCGTACGTAGCCAACGGTCAGATGGGGTACATCGACGCGATCGTCAGAGTATGCACCGAGACCGGCATCGAGGTCGAGACGGTGAACAGTCTCATAAACCCTCGCATACGTAAGAACCTAAAGACTGAGGCGTCTGGTCTCAACCTACTGAAGCGAAAGCGCGGAGCGCGTCTTCCGATATGAGTCTGATGAACAGACTCCTGTGCGCGGTGGGCTGGCACGAGTGGCGGTGCTACGACGCCGTCGATGCGACTCCGCACACCGTGCGCTGGATGTACGAGTGTACGTACTGCTCGGCGAGGCGCTCTCGCGTGAGCCACTTCTACGACTGAGGACTGATGTCGGCTGAGATCGTCAGAGATAGGTACGTCGCGCTGAAGCTCCACTTCACGAGCGACAGCTACGACTTCTTTAAGTACAACGGCAAGGTCAAGCCGGGTAAGGTCAACTCTCGCGACCGGTGGAGGTTGGAGAGGATCGGAAGAAAGTATCAGGGTGACGAGCTCGTCGACTTCATCGTGGCCAACCTCTGCGA